TTCTACTCCATGAATAGCTAAGAAAAATAGCTACCCACAAGGAAAGGAAAGGGGCATGAATAAACCCCTAGCAAATAAGTTGTCCTTATGAATAGCTATTACCCACTACTGCTACGGATATGTCGTGTACCAATTTAGCTATAAGTTGATAAACAGTAGTGGATAATAGTTACTAAAGAGTACATAACCCCGTAAACAAAGGGCAATCTACTTCCGTTGTTACGTACTCTAACTAACTACTAATCTTTACGGCAACTCTCACATAGTCTTTTACTACCATAAGATAATGGTAAGACTATATAGCATGAGCTACACACTTTGTTAGTTTCTTTACCTCTATCAAAGGATATCTTATCCCATTGATTAGGTTGCCAACCTGCATGTTTTACTCCGAGAATACCCGTATCCTTTTCTGGAACGATACCCTCTCTTGATAAACGTGCAAGTCTGGTCATCTTGTTCTCTAGTTCTTTATCTAAAGTCCGACATTCAAAGCACCTTTTGTACTCTATGTCTGTATCTAATCCGAACTTAACACCACATGATATACATTCCCTATCAATGTATTTAACAGGGGCTTCTTGTATAAACTCAGACTGTGTTGTGATTACAGGCAATCTAGTATCCTCATAGATAATATTACCTGTGTCCTCATCTACCCCTACTATAACTTTTTTAGTAGAAGGTACAGTCGGCTTTCTATAACTCTTACTCATACATATCCTTTCATATATATCTTTATAATATATATATTTACTGTCGGTTTCGGCGACATCATCAAGTTAGCAGTCGTCAAAAAGTTCGCAAGTTGCCTCTATATAGAGAGAAGATTTGACAACCTCTAAGCATTATGTACTCTATGTACTCTTTACACATATGCTAAGGAGAAATTTTTTTTTTGACTTTCTCTACATTATGTTGCGTACGCATATAAGCCCTGAATATACCAGCGTAGTCTGTGGTGCTCTACATTATAAGGGGTGTAGCGTGGCGTGGCGTGGCGTATATTGTGGCGACATGCTCGTAGTCTAGGGTGCTCTGCATTATATAGGGGCTAGGGGTGGGTAGGCTGTGGTTGGATACATATTCAGTCGGCTGACGTGTCAACAAAAAAAAGGCTGAAGTGGGAACGAAAAATTCCCACAACAACCAACTAGATTACTCGTGAAATGAATGCAACATATTGAATTCACACAAGTAAATATCTGAAGTAAGTACAGAAACTACGCTTGATACTTTCTGCTCACATTCACACATTATTTAGACCAAGATTTCATCTCAGCTTTAGTCTCTTTAATGCTAGGCACACCATCTAACTTAGCGATTGTATCAGTCCCTAACGCCTTGATAAGAGCCTTAGAGAGCGTACCATCTTGATTGAGCTTATAAGTACCTTTCTTAAGAGCTTGAGGGTTATTAAGCACCAAACTCTTGAACTGCATATAAGCATTGTAATTAGTAAGAGGCTCTTTATGTAATACTTTTCTATTACCAAAACCATCTACAATTTTACAAATGTAGAATGCGCTCTTACCATCACGTGATAACTTACCTGTAACTCTCTTGATACCCATGTAATCGGTTTCCCCAATGCCATTGATATCATAGTCTTTATCATTATTTTTGTAACCAGCCATAATTTTTTATCCTTTCTTTATAACTAATTTTACAACACCTGCTAGAGCATGCTTGTCAAGTCTTGCTAACCCTTCTCTCTGCGTAGCAGTTATACGTGTGTTACAACAATTTACTAGTATGCTAGAAAGCTAAGTTGAAATTGAACATATCCACATTCTAAAGAGCTTGAGCTACGTTACTTGCCTGTCGTAAGACCTAAAGGAATGTTTAACGTACTATGTATGGTATTGACTTAAAGCAGTCCATATATCCTACAATGTTCTACAAATCCTAACAAAGACACTAAGAGCTACGCATAATATATTATAACCTACAACCACTCTGCACCGTGCGCGTACGCATATGCATAGGGTGTCAATGTGGGGTAGGGGTGGTATATATACGTAAGTATCTCGGAATATTTTGGTAATTCTTGAGGTATAAAAAAGGGGGAAACTGGTAATTGTTTTAGTAATAAATCACTTGCGTGATTCAAGTTACAGGTTACATTACAGGTTTACCAAACAGGATACACCAGCTTCCCTAGTGTAGTATTTTAACAGATAACTGCTATAAAAGAAAGAATAAAGTCTTTATTTTATTAGCAGTATTGTAGTGGGGTCTGTAGTGCTTGAACGGAATGTAGCGGACATATAGGGAGACCTATTGAAAATTTTGAATTTTTTTCTTTTTAAGGTCCTTGGGTACATCTTTTGTGGTAATCCCAGTCCATACTTGACAAGAGTATGCAAGATGCTTTTTGCCGTCCGATAGCTCTTACCTGTAACCTTATAGTCAAAAAAAACTATTTGTTATAACTACCATAACACTATAATAAATTAAAACAAGTTACAATTTGCAGGAGGAGATTATGTTTACATTTGATACACAAAATGAAGTAGGGAAAGTAGGAGAAACCCTAGTTAGAAAATACTATGAATCACAAACTAATAGAGAAGGTAAAGCTATATTTATCTGCCGACCAGCTAAGTATGATGAGCAGATGAAGGGGGCAGACCTCTTTGTTATAAACAACGAATTAGGCTATAAGTACATAGAAGTAAAAACAGATACACAATCCCATGAAACAGGGAATGTAGCCCTAGAGTTCCAGATATGTCACCATGACGGAAAACTCTCTATAGGGTGTCAGCTCAAGACCTTTGCAGACTACATGTTTTATTGGCAACATCCAACAAACACAATTTATTACTGGAAACCTGAGGACCTCATACCCTTTATTGTAAACTGGTTGATGGAGGACAAGCACAAGATAGTCCATGCTGATAATAAAAAATTTTTTTCACGGAGCTTGCTTATACCTGTGGGGGAACTGCTCGACACGGGTGTAGTAAAAACCATTGAAGTAGAAGAAGGGATAGTAAACAATGTCTTACAGACCGCTTCCTAGTTATTTAATGTTGCAACCTAGCAAGATAGAAGGTCTAGGTTTATTTACTCTAGAGGACTTAGAGCCTAATCAAGTACTTGGGGTTACGCATGTATCAGACGCTGAGACTACACAATTGTTTCGTACACCACTAGGTGGTTTTATAAATCATAGTGAGAAACCTAATTGTAAGTTATATGAAATAGGTAGGTTTAAGTATTTAAGAACTATGTATGTAATACCAATGGGTACTGAGTTAACAGTTAAGTATACTATGTATGACCCTACCGAGTCCTAGGGCGTATATTACCCCAACGGTCTACACGTACAATAGTTTTTCTTTCTGTATCAGAGATACAAGGTAAACCATCTATGTGATGTCGGTATTGTTCTTTGCAGACTAAACAAGGTTGATGTCTGTTGTATTTAAAATCTACCCTAGCCATAAGCTGTTCTATGTTAAGAGCAACTTCTCTAGCTTTTTCTTGAATCTTTTTATCCTGCATGGGTATGTTATGATATCATAATGATAAGAATATGCAACTCTTGTAATTTGCCTCTAAAATTCTTTCGGAAGTTTAAGGCTTGCAAGAACTTAGGTTGCACAGAGTATAATAAAAAACTTAGGAGATATGATGTACGGAAAAAAGATGAAGAAAAAAAAGACAAAAGCCAAGAAGAAGAGTAAAAAGGGCATGTACTAAGATGGGAAAAAAAGGTGGAATTAAAAAGAAGCTCAACATTTTTACTAGCGATATACTGCTTAAAGAATGGGCTATGGATTTATCTGATGCTTGTGGCAGCAGATTAGTAAATAAAAAACTTAATCTTAGCAAAGTAGATGCTTTGATAGAATCGTTTGTAGATGACTATAATGAAAACATGCATGCAATGATTCAACTTAAAAATAGTGAGGAAGAGTAATGGCTAAGAAACCAGCAAGAAAACCTATTAATGCGAGTACAAAGAAAACTTTACAGAATAAAGCTAGTAAATCTAAATACACATATGGACAGTTAGCTAGAGTCTACAGACGTGGACAAGGTGCTTATTTGTCATCAGGTTCTAAATCTGCATCTATGCAAGCATGGGCTATGGGTAGAGTAAATAGTTTTATTAAAGGTGGACATTCACAAGACAATGATATAAAGAAGAAAAAAAGTGCCAGCAAGAAAAAAAAGTAAACGTAAAGTACCTTACGAAAAAGGTGTACCTTCTAAGTATTTAAAGAATAAAAAGAACTCTAAATCTGAAGTAGCATCTGAGATTAAAAGAACTGCTAAACTTTATAAGGAAGGTAAACGTATTGACCTTAAAAAAGTACAGAAGTCTAGAGCAGTGAGGAAAAAGAAGTGAAAGTATATACAAAAGCAGGCAAAGAGTACAAAGGCAAACATCACAAAATGCCTAATGGACAAATTCATTCTGGTGCTAAACATAATAAAAACAGTAAACGTTTGTATAAAACAAGACCAAAGAAGAAGAAGTAATGGCTATAGTATATAGAGGCGAAAGATTCTCAGGTTACAATAAACCTAAACGTACACCAAAAGCTAGCAAGTCACATGCTGTATTAGCTAAAGAAGGCGACAAAGTCAAACTTATTAGATTTGGTCAACAAGGTGTATCTGGTGCAGGTAAAAAAACTGATGCTAAATCTAAAGCTAGAAGAAAGTCTTTTAAAGCAAGACATGCTAAGAACATCAAAAAAGGAAAAATGTCTGCAGCCTACTGGGCTGATAAAGTTAAATGGTAAATGTAGTTTGCATCTCAGAAGGTTGCAACGAAGCATTACCAGAGAACTCTACTAAATATTGTTCTAAGACTTGTTACAAAAGAGAATCACAAAGAGCTTATAGAGCTAAAAAAGATGGTAAAGAGTACGAGTTACCTGTAAAAGAATTAAATCAACCTAAGTCAGCAACAGTACGTAGAGGTAGTTTATATAAAAAGTTTATAGACCAAAGCTATGCTTTAGATGTTGTAAACGAGAATATAACTTCTAAAGAAGCAGCAGAAGCACTTGGTTGTTCTACTGCACAGATTTCTAGAATGTTGGCTGCATATAGAGAAGATATACAAACACAAGTAGAATCATCTAACTGGGAAGTATCAGAAGATGCTCAACAATCCTTACAAGACTTTAAAGAGTTTAGAGATAGATACTTCTTAACAGAACTAGGTGTACAGTTTGAGACAGCAGATTTTCACCATAATTGGATTACATCAATCAACAAAGCATTATCTAAAGGTGGACAACAAATGATACTTAGTCCTCCACGTCATGGTAAAACAGAACTTCTTATACATTTTGTTATTTGGCTTATCTGTAGAAATCCAAACATAAGAATCTTATGGGTAGGTGGTAACGAAGACATTGCAAGAAATGCTATATCTTCTGTTATGGATACTTTAGACGCTAACGAAAAACTTATAGAAGATTTCTGTGGACCAGGCGGTACATTTAAACCGTCATCAAGAACTGGTAAATCTTGGTCACAAAATGGATTTACTGTAGCTACTAGAACAGTATCAGGTATAAAGTCACCAACAATGGTTGGTATTGGACGTGGTGGTAAAATTCTATCACGAGACTGTGACATTATTATTGCTGATGACATTGAAGATTTCTCATCTACA